ATCCGGGTGTTTATCGGCTACGACAGGCGGGAAGATCAGGCGTATACAGTATGCCGCGAGTCCATCCAGCGCCACGCCAGCGGCCCGGTGGACGTCGTCAGGCTCGACCAGCAGTGGTTGCGTCGGATCGGGCTCTATCGCCGACAGACGTTCCTGCGCGGCGAGCAACGCTACGACACCATAGACGAGAAACCGTACTCGACGGAATTCAGTTTCTCGCGATTCCTGGTGCCGTCTCTGATGCCGGAAGGGTGCGCGCTATTCTGCGATTCCGACTTCCTGTGGCGGGCGGACGTCTATGAGTTGCTGGAGATTGCCGATCCGCGATGCGCGGTGATGACGGTCAAGCACGATTTTGTGCCGAGCGAGGTGACGAAGATGCGCGGGCAAGAGCAGGTCGCCTATCCGCGTAAGAATTGGTCGAGCCTGATGCTGTGGAATTGCTCGCACCCGGCGGCCCATACGCTAACGCCGTATCTCGTCAACACCATGCCGGGCGGCTGGCTGCATCAGTTGACGTGGCTCGAGGAAGGGCAGATCGGAATGCTGCCGGAGGAGTGGAATTGGTTGGAAGGTCACTCACCGAAGTGGCTCGATCCGAAAGCGGTTCATTTCACTCGCGGAACGCCAGACATGCCCGGGTGGGAGTCCGTTGATTATGCGGACGAGTGGCTTGGCTACGTGGACAAGGCGGCATAATGGCAACCATCACGACATTCTCGACGCTCAAGACGGCGGTAGGTGACTGGCTCGACCGCACCGACATGGATGCCGTCGGCGGACCCATCGATACCATGATTTCCATGTGTGAGGCCGAGCTGTATCGAGACTTCCGCCTCTCGTTCATGGAAACGGCGCTCTCGGTCGTCATTGGGTCCGGCGTGGCCGCGCTCCCGGCGGACTTCCTGGAGCTCAAAATCGCCTATATCAGCGGATCACCGATTCAGCCGCTACAGCCGAAAAACGGCCAGTGGATCTACGAGAACTACATCCACCGCAGTTCGAGCGGCCGGCCACAGTTCATCGGCACGCAGGGAACGGATTTTATCTTTGGTCCGTATCCCGACAGCGCCTACACGCTGACGGGGACGTACTACGCGCTGCCCACCGACTTGAGCACGAGCAATGAAACGAACTGGCTGACGACGAACGCGCCCGACTTGCTGCTGAACGGCACGCTTCTGCAATCGGTTGGCTATCTCGGCGCGGACGAGCGCGCACCGTACTGGCGCGAGTCGTACCAGCGAGCCTTCGATCGGATCGTGGCATCCGACGACCGCGAGCGATTCCCGTCCGAGATGGGATTGACGGTGGTCACAGCGTGAGCAAATTCTTGCGGATCCCGTTCTCCGAGTGGGCGCCGGATATCGGTGAGTTTGATCACCCGTCCGTTTACTTTGCCAACAACGTGTGGCCGGCGCCGCAGGGCTACGTTACGCCCGTTGATCCCGGCACCGAAATCAGTGCAGGCGTCAACGGCAACGCAGAGCAATCGCTTGGCGGGTTGTCCGTCGTCGCTAATTCCGGGCTGAAATATCTATTTTGGGGCGGGCAGCAAGACATTTACCGGGTGTCAGCGACGTCGACGACGGAGATCGTCTCATCGTCCACCGCTGTTTATACCACTGCCACCGTAGACGGCGGTGGCCGGTGGGAGTTCGTTCAGTGGGCCGATACCATCATCGGAACAAACTGGGATGACGAAATGCAGGACATGGCGTTGACGTCGTCATCGTTCAGCAAGCTAAACGACGGCGAGGATACGATCAACGCTCGGCATATCGCCGTCGCTAGAAACTTCGTCATTCTCGGCTACACCTTTGACGACACCGACGGGACATCTCCGTCTCGCGTTCGGTGGTCGGCGCTCAACGATCCGACCGACTGGGAGGTAAGCGCCACGACGCAAGCCGACTTCCAGGATCTCAAATCATACGGCGGGGCAGTGCAAAGATTATTCGGTGGCGAATATGCCGTTGTATTTCAAGAGCGCTCCGTGTCACGCATGACCTACGTTGGGACGCCAACGATCTGGCAGTTCGATGAGGTCGTGCCACAACGGGGTTTACTGACTCCGGGCGCCGCCGCGCAAGTCGAAAACAAAATATTCTATCTGTCTAATGACGGGTTCAAGGTTCTGATCAATGGCTCCGATTCTCAGAGGATAGGCGTGAATCGTGTAGATAATTTCGCACTATCGGAACTCGATCGCGATTACATTAACCGAATTCAATGTGATATCGACCCCTGTGCATCGCGCGTCTATTGGTTCATTCCGGAGGGCGCCGAGAACGGAACGGTGTTCGCCTACGATTACACCCTCGATAAGTGGGGCGTGTCCGATCAACGTACTGACGCCGTCGTTCCGATAGCCGTCGAGAACGACCACTACGGAACGATCATGGGTGAGCTAACCTACGATGACGCGAGCGGCGCGAACGTGCTGATCTATGACGATTTCGGCGATACTGATCTCGTGCGTTCGATCGTCAAGACCGGAATGCTTCAACTAACGCCAAACCGGGATTCCATGATCAAGAATGTGACGCTCGGGTTCGCACACTCGAACTCGTTATCGGAAACGCGATTGCGCGCAAACATCCAGAGCTTTCGATCGCCATACGATCAGAGTCCTCGGACGCTGAACGTCGAGCAATCGCAAACATCGAGCCCGGTGCTCAGGTTGTCCGCCAGAATGAACGGTCGGTATCACACCATACAAGCCGTGTGGCATACCGAACGCGAAGATATGTCGCACATCGGAGACGAGATCAAATATATCGAGGTCGAGTACGTGCCGACCCACTGGAGATAGCGATGGCCTTGCGCGCTCCGGTCGTTTCGCGGAATGCTGAGGAGCACCGTCGGCTGATCGCGGACGTGGCAAACGGGATCCTAGACGGTAGGACGAACAACGCGAGCAGTTTTGAGATCGATACCAACACAACGTCGACCGTAGTCACTGATGCGCGTGTCGGAACGGATAGCGTGATTCTGTGGATGCCGACAAATGCCGTAGCGGCGACCGAACTCGCCACGGGATCGATGTACGTCAGTGGCCGCGGAAAACAAGAATTTACCGTGACGCACACGAACAGCGCGACCCTTAATAGAATCTTTGAATACGTGGTTTTCGGAACTGGACGGGGAACATAATGGGCCTTTTTGACGCCGATCAGGTTGGGACCGAAGTCCTTACCACCACGCAGCGAGTTCCACCGTGGCTCGAGACGCCACTACAGGGCGCGACCGGGGCCGCGACCAATTACTTCGGGCAGTACGGCTCCAATCCCTACACCACGCAAGGGCTAAACACCCTCGGCGGAATGGCCACTGATCCAAGTCAGATCGGGGGCTACGATCAGGCGTTCCAGCAGTACGGCGACACCCTCGGCGGCAACTATTTGTACGGCAATCCCGGCTTTAATGCGGCATTCCAGGCCGCGGCGAACGATATACAGCCGCGCGTGGCGTCACAGTTCAATCGGGGCGGCCGGCTGAATTCCGGTCTCGCGCAGGCCGCGATGACGCAGGAGCTCGGGGACGCCTTCGCTGGCTTGTACGGGCAGGAGCGCGGCCGGCAAATGCAGGCCCTCGGTATGGCGCCACAGATGACGGGGTTGGCGACACTCCCCGGCGAGCTCGGCTATCAGGTGGGCCAGCGGTTCGACGCCGAGCCGGAGAGCAACCTGGATGACTACATTGCCCGGCTGGGCGGAATCGGTGACGTAGCTGGACGGTCGGAGCTCTCGGAATCACCGCTGTACGGCAACACGCTGGCGGGCCTGCTGGGGCTCGGCGCTTCGGGCCTCGGGCTCCTGCAAGGCGCAGGCGGCGAAGGCGGGATCGGTGGATTGCTCGGCGGTGCCGGGGCTGCAACCGGCGGCGGCGCGAGCGCAGATGGCGGCGGTGGGATCCTCCAGCAGATCCGGGATTACTTCTCCGGCGGGGATGCTCCCGGCGCCTCCGGTGGGTTCGATTTTGATCCGGGGACGCTCGGCCCGGCGCTCGATGCAGCATCCGGGGGCTCCGGCGGGTTCGACTTCGATCCGTCCGCCCTCGCGGGGATCCTTGGATCGGGTGATTTCGCCTCACTGGGATCCCCGTTCAATACCGCGGATGCGGCGGCCGGTGGATCTTTCGACTTCAATCCGGGCGCCCTTGGCGGGGCACTCGATGCGACGTCTGGAGGCTCCGGCGGGGGATCCTTCTCTCTCCCCTCCACCCCGCCGGGGCTCTCCGACGTTTTCGGCGGGTTCGATTTTAGCGGCCTGTTTGGTGGTGGCGGCGCTGGCGCCGCGGCTCCGGGGATCGTTGGCGGCACAGGTGCTATTCCAGCGGCGGCGAGCGCGCAACTGGCCTCTCAGGGCGGCTCCCTGGCGGCCGGACTGTCG